GTCACGCGTTATCCCGACTTCGAGTCGGAATTTCTTGACAGGACTAGCGTCCCTACGTCTAATCAACGTAGAGGCGCCAGGACCCCAGTCAGGTCTCTCGAATAACTCGTCAGCCCGAAAATCGCCAAGGATCTTCTCGATTTTACGAATGACTGCGTTATGCAGCCAAACGACACGACCAGTGAATTGTTGGTCGGTAGAGAGGTTCCGAAAGCGACGATTAGTCTGCTTGCAAAGAAGCTCAAACTCATCGAACTTCTTCAAGGCAACTTCGTCCAAGTCATACCCGAGGTTTAACCCGGTGAATTTTGACAAGAACTTAGTCGCCGAGTAAGCAGAGCGAAGCGCTACCGTGTCAAGGTAGTGCTTGGGATTGAACTCCATCTTCGCGATCTGTTCGTGCTCGTTGTTTCTATAGAGCACTAGGACCGCTAGACTACGAGGACAATCCAATGCTGACAAATACTCCGAGATAACCGAGGATTCAAGCCCCTCGGGTACGCGGTAACTCACGATTCCTTTATGGAATCGACCACCGTGCTTCTTAGAAGACAAGGTAACCTCCTGGAGTTCTACCTCAACGTTTTAGTAAACGTTCTCGAACGTCGTCACCGCGTTTTCCAGCGGAGAGCCCGTTGCATCACTGGGCGCCCCGTCGGAGGCGTTGATCGTCCGAGCAAAAAGCGAGGCAACCTGACTGAGCAGCTTCTGCCGCTCCGCCAAGGTGCTCCGCTCGGGGAGGAAGAACTCCATGATGCAGGCGCAGTCATACGCTTTCGTCGGTGCCGGTTGGATACCGGTCATCGTCGAGGCGCTGGTCTGCTCAAGCGTCGGGAGGACGAGTTTCGCCGTGACCCTATACACTCGGCTCGCCTTTTGGGGCGGGCGAAGCGACATGGTCAGGCGAGGGTAACCGATGGCGATACCGCCGGATCGGTCCACCCACGCTGCGACACCCTGAGGGGAAATCCCTTCGGGGTTCAGCGTCGAGTCAACACCAACGGTCGCACTGGTCGTTAAACGAGCCAGCGAATGATCGATGATGCCGCTCAACTTCACGGCCGCGATAGCGGACATGTGAGTACTTCC